TTTGCCACTCAAACAGCACACGGTATTGATATCCTCTATTTTGGATTTCAATTTCTCTGGTAATTTTAAATTTAGTCCACTGACGATGTATCCTGCCGCACTGTTCATTTGTCCTCCATTCTATCGTTTTAGCTTTGTAATATGGGTAATCCTCAAGTATCAGATTAATTTGATTGTCGGCAGTTGCGAAAAATTCACTAACGCTTTCCTGCCAACACAATTACTCGCTCCAGTGTTGCAATTTTGATTGTCATTCTTGCGACATCAGCCTGTGCAATTTCGAGTTTGGTTTTCAGCTTTTGATAATCCTCAATCCAGTTGCCTATTTCTGTGTCCAGGTATTCGTAGCTTTCGCGCAGTTGTTTGTTCTCGCTGCGCAGTTTACAAATCTCTATCTGCTGTTGCGCGTTGTGGGCGATCACTTTATGCAATTGGGCTTGGAGTTTAGATTTTTTCATTTTGCCCTCCTCATCAACACCCTGGTTTTTGTCGCCAAATCTTTGATCCCGTCGCGCAATCCTATCCCGTGCCACGTCAAAAATAAAAGCGCGCCAGAAGTCAGGCTGCTATTTACGAGCAAAACTAGCACGCCAGTCCAGGCAATTTGACGAATCAGCGCGGCGTTATCTACATCAATTTGTACCCGCATTTGTGCGGTTTTGGCCTCAGTCTGCGCGGCTGCCTGTTTTCCAATTTCGGCTATGCCCCACAGCGAGGCGGGTATGGCTATGATGAGGAGTATTATAATCATCATGGCTGTGAATATTTGTTTTTTCATTCCACTAACTCCCTACCCGACAAATCCTCATAAAGTCGGGCAAATTGGTGACGGGTGCGGATGTGGGACAGTTCTGTCCCCCCCCCGTTCTGCAATAGCACAACCGTAACGCACCCGCTGCCAATCGCGCCGCACAAGTGCAGACGATGCGCCACGTGAAGCGATAAAACTTTGCGTGTTTTGTGTTCCGCCCCCACCGACTCTAGCCACTCGGCGGTGACTGGTTCATTTTGCACCCGCGCCGGACAGTCCTCAAATGTGCAGTCAGCGTCGCCAAGCCCACACCCACCACCGCGACCTCGCCCCATATCGACCCAAAAGGGGCAATTTCCATCTGTCATTTCCAAGTAAACGTTCCAAGTTTTTTCCATCCCCTTCTCCTTTTTATCTGCTATCTATCTGCTATCTACCCCCACCAGCACATTTTCAGATGCAATGTAGCTAGTTTCGGGCGGGGGGGGTAGTATTGGCAAAATTCCGCACCATTGCCCGTCCGGCTGCTGTCAGTCGCGGTGTTAATCGCGGCCCAACATTCTCGGCCAACCCGCTACCGTCGAAGCTCTCTATGATTTTTTTCCATTCCGATATTTCTATCCCGTGCCGCTTTGCCTCGGCGCTGGAAAAATTTAGCCTGTCATCGGCGATTATGGCTTTGCACATTTTGTGTAGCCCGAGTTCGCCCTCTTTTGTGAGACTGAATCCAGTATATACGTGTTTTTTGCCAATTATGGCGTGTCCACTCACTTGGTAAAGTTGCGGCGGTATTTCCTCAAACTCTTGTTCAGTCTCGGCGTATACAATCTCTGGTTTTTCAGGATGCGGTAGCCAATCCTTGAACACCACCTCCATAAAGAACCGATAAACCAAAATCGCCGCTGCTAACATTGGCCCCAACAGCCAGACGGCAACTAAGATCGGCCAGTTCATCACATAAAACTCTTGTATCTGGTATCCTGTCCAGGCTATGTGTTTCATATTTTTGGCTTGAATCCATAACAACGTGCCAAAAACGTACCCAAATACAAAAAATACGGGCCACGCAATGGCAAGCAATTTTGCAGCCCTTAACGGCGTGTCAATCTCGGACGGTGGCAAGCCTCTGGTGCGCTCGCCCGGCCCGAAATAATCATAACTGCCGCCGCTGCGTCCTCTCATTTTTCCACCTCAAACCACCGCACAATATCCCGCTTCTCTGGACTCCAACCAACCGCCGACATTGCCTGCATCACATCGTCAACGGTTTTCAACTTTGCACCGTCACCGTTCAGCTCTGCAAGCCAGTTCTCAAAATCCTGTTTTCGCGGGTGCGGTTTCGGGAGCGCGTTCAAACGTTGCGCCAATTCTGTAAACTCTTGCCGCAATTCTGCAAACTGCTCATCACGTCCGGTAAATGGTTTTTGTTCCTCTTGCAATTCAAACGCCCGTTTTTCATCAAGCCACTTCTCATAGCGCAACTCATATGCGCCAAACAGAAAACCCAATTCAATCAGGCTGCCATAATAGTCACACGCCACCGCAAAGGCTGCAACTAGCGGGCCGAAATTCATAACCACCGACAGCCAGCCGGCGTTGCCCGTAAATTTGTCGCTGCTCAGGATCAACAACGCGAAAACAACTAGTAAATTTGCCAGGGTCCCAACACCCGACAAACCAACCGCCAACCAATCAAATATATTTGCCGATTTGTCTTTCTGCCATTTCCGAAACACTGCCACAAACGTTCCCGGCGTGTTCAACTCCGCGCCAAATACCACCAATGCAGATCCTGCGATTGTCAACCAGTTCTGTACGCTTGCCGGTATTTCCTGGATCGCGTCAAATGAAAATGCAAACACGCCGACTATGAAAAATCCAAACGCGCTAATGAAAATCGGAATTGCCAAAGAGTACATAGCCAAATCGCGCATAGGTTCGGTTGGTTTTGGTTTCCAGAATTTCTCACTCATCGCCGCACCGTCAATTTATTCAATATGTTCATTTTTCATCCTCCAAATACCCCTTGCACACCGGCGGCTCTGCGGTGCAATCCTCAACATTGGCGCAGGATGTGCAGCCTATGCGATTGCCTTCGGCCTTGATGCGGGCGGCTAGGCGTTGGCATAATTCTGCATTTTCCTTTTTCAGCACAGCATTTTTGCGCTCCAAATCCAAGCTAGGCGTGCCCCGCTCAACTCTGCGCAAAATCTCATTAAGACACAAGCCGGTAAACGTGGTACGCTCCCGCGCTACTTGCGCCTTGATTCGTGCGTGCTCTCCGGGTGTTGCTAAAAATTTAACCTCTTTCATCGCCATACTTTTATCCTTTTCTGCTTTTTCCTTTTAGTATACCAAAAAAAGAAAAGGCCGTCAACCCCTAATCGGCAAATTAGGCAGGAAATCTTTTGCCGACACGCTGGCGCGTGCCAACTCAACAAGATCGTGATTTTGCTGCTCAGTAATATTAGGCAATTTCTGGCACCGAGCATACATTATTTTGAAGTCGGCAATATCGCGGTGGCATTGCTCTATCATCGCGCACAATAACGCAAAATGCGGGTTTCCGATTCGTTGAATTTGCACTCGTGTCATCTCGTTTCCCTCGCCATAGTCGGGCCAGTCTGTCCCTGGTATCGGCCTGTTCTGGAATAGTCTAGTTCCGGCTCCGCAATCATTTGCAGAACCAGTTGGATCACCGGTTGCCCGACTTGTAGCGCAATCGGGCAATGTGCGTGAAATTCGAGCGTTAGTTGCCCTTTGAATCCGGGATCTATCCAACCGGCCAAAGCGTGATCTAGTCCCTGGCGTGCTAGGCTAGATTTGAGATACACCACCCCGCACAAAAACGGTGGCATTTTGATGTATTCTAGTGTCGTTGCCAGAATTGCGCAGCCTGGGCGCAAGGTGATTATTCGCTGCCTGGATCGCTTGCCGGTATCCAGATTGATAAATTCATCGCCAAGTCTCAAGTCCAGACTTGCCGGATTCACCAGCCTCGGATTGAATGGCGATACCCCGCCACGTTTTGCCCAAAGTTTTATCGCCGTATCATTGAGTATCATTACTATCTGTCCTTCCGTAAAAGCGCGTCCATTTTGCGTCCGTGTTTTTCTTCGTCTAATTTTCTGGATAGTATTCCAATATAGATTTGAAGCGCAAGAATCAATATTCGTACAATAATACCCACCTCTGGTATGTATTCAGGTAAAAGAAATCTTAATAGTGTATACATAATATCCTCCTATGGACAAAAAACGGCTTGTTTTTTGTCCGTGAAATTGTCCTAATTTGCCGTCGCCGTAACCGCCACCGACAATGAATACTCAAAATCTTTGTCGCATCGCGGGCAGTCTGGATTGTCACAAGTGAAAATCAGGGTGGGGGGAATGTGCCGCGCCTGATATGCACCGCAAAAAAATAACGCGGTTGTCACGGCGGCGAAATGCTTTGGTGTCGGCGATTTATTACACGCTGGACACGCGAATTTTCCACGCTCTGGAAACAATACACTCAGTGTCCATTCTGGCATTGGATCAAAACTCATAACATCCTCCAAATAAAAAACCCGGCGCACAGAGCGCACCGGGCAATGATTAAACTATCCCCACGCTGCACCAATTTCCTCAAGCGCACCTCTAATTGTACGAATCACGCAAACTTGCCCGCGCCAGTCAGCAATAAAACGCCCTTCTTGTGGCGTCAACTCGCCGCGCACTGTTTTAATTTCAATCAAATAGTTTTTGCCAGAATACCCAACCAAAATATCAGGACACCCACGCCCCACCATATGCAGGTGTTGAACGGTTGCGCCGACTGCGCGTAAAGCTGCGACAATTTCTTTCTGGTTTGCGTCAACTTTTGCGGCTCTCATTTTATAAACTCTCCGTGTTCCAACTGTGCCAAAATAGCATCACAAAAAAAGTGCCATTCGTGCAACTTGTGATCGTGTCGCTGGCTATAGATATTTCGCAATGCCTTGTAATTTGTACAAATGATACGGCGTTGTAAAAATCCCTCTGGCAGTTCATTTTTCAAACTTCTAAATTCTCCCATTCTCTGTCGGCGGTGCAAAACATCCAAAATATCGAGGTTGATTGCGCGTTCAAAATCAGAGGATTGTAATTGCCGCTTCATAAGTGTATGCATTGTACTCTCACTCTGTTTTGTCACCCCCACCCGATACGTATCAAATTGCGCCCACCAATAACGCGGCCCGGTAACATCCAGCCACACCGCCATACTTTCCAAAAACTTGTTATGTCCACCATCGCGGTGTGCAAGTTTCGCTGCTACCCCTGGCATTTTGTCCACTAGTTGGTTGTGGCTCAGTGACAAGCCCAGCATTGCCTCAGTGTATCCCGCTTCTCGTAAAATTTTAACTTTCATTCTCTATCTCCCTTCCAATCGATTTGCAATGCTGGACAACATCAGCCCAACAAATAACCAGCACCGCCGATTTTGGCCTATCAACTTCGATATATCCCCGCGTTACCCACCCGCCAACGCAGCCGGGCGTTACCCCAACGCGCCGCGCAGTTTCCACCAAACTATAAAATTGCCTACCGTCCACAAGTCGGCCAATTGAATCACGCAGGCGGCAGGCTTGCACAACATCCGATACTCGAAAAAACCAAAATTCTCTCTTAACGGCCTTCACGAGTCCGCAGTTGCGCCACGAGTGTACAATTGCATCGCTGTACTGCCCATCAAGAAAATCGGCGCAATATGGCAGATTCCCCCACGTCTTTCCATCCTCTACAAAATGCAGCTTTTTACCGCGCTGGCTTTTTTGCTTGGCCTCTGTTTTGGTGGTGGCCTCCGGCGGTGCCATCTCTAGCCAGAATGTGCCAACTCTGCACAAGTTCGCTTGGGCAATGCTGCCGCCCGGCCAGCAAGCGCGGGTTTTTGTCGCGCGGGTGATCGTGTGGGTTTGGAGTTCACCGTTATTCTCGGTTTTTATGAGTTGGCCTATCATCTCGCCTCCTCTGCCGGGATGAATCGCCCGGCTCGGTTTTTTGGTGTACTATTTCGTGCTATTTCCACTTAATATATTCTTCGCGGCTCATGAACTGCCCATTGCTATCTCGCGGCGTTTCATTATCGCCGCAGATATTGCCGTCCTGGTACGGACATCTACCATTCCAGCCCGGCAGTGCTGACGCGACGCAATCCGCTACCTCATTGTATGTATAGCATTTGCTACACGCCCCGTCTCCGCATCGGTTATTATGAATCTGCTGCGTCGGCAGCGACATCAGTTCGGAAAGCTGCTGCCGGTATTGTGCGCGCTCCGCACCAGATGTTCCCCGAATCGCCCGGTATAACTCTGCCCTCTTCATCTTGTTTTCTCCTTCACTTAACTAAATTAAACTTACCGGAAATTACCCCGTCCGGCTGTCTGGAATAGTGATGCGCTCTCTGCTGACAGGAAACGAGTTAGCTCGCTTCAATCTTTGCAAATTGCCAAATTGCAATTTAACGGCCATTCCAATTTTGGCAAATCGGAGATTGGCCTATACTGCCAGCAGAGAACGTACCACTATCCAACATTGTTACATCTCGAACTCAAACACTTGGCCGCCGCCCAACGTGCGTTGGGCGGCTTCTATGCCTTGTGCAATTTGCTGGTTGATTTGTCGCTTGATTACCGGAATTGCCTCTTTCGTTCCAGCTTTGCGAGATACGCGGCCACTCCAACTGCGTCCTGTTTTTTCAGCAAATCTACCTGTTCCAATTTGTTCTTCGGCCATCCAATTGCCGCTTCCACCTATTACTCCGCTCATTACCATCTCGTTCTCCTTATCTTGAATAATTGTGCTTTTTCGCTTAGGGCGTTTCTCCGCTCCCGTCCCCGCCCAAATTGCTTTGGGCGAGGTAGGGAATTGAGAAACTATTTGAACCATCTGTACATTGCTGCTCGAAAGGCGGCTTTTGTTTTTGTGCGTACTGAAAATTGGCTTGTGCCCGCAACCTGTTTGCCTTCAATCCACAGCCCATTACCGCTGCGATTAGTGTTGACTTCAACCGGCTCGCGGGGCTGTCCCCACTCATTCAGCCCATCTACCGTCACTATTGCCGCAAAACCGGCAGTTCCGTATTCCTGTACGTTTTTCACACTAACTGACATTTTGTCTTCTCCTTTTTGAAAATTGCCCGGCTTTGACACCGGGCTTTTTGATTATTGGTTATTTTGAAACAAGGCCCTGTGCAATCTCACCAATTCGGCGGCCTTTTTGTTGTGAAAGTTCTCCATCTTTTCCCAGCCGTCTGTCTTCGCTGCTCTCGCAGCTTCCAGATGGTGATTGATTTTTTTGTTCAGATCTTGGCGGTTCATTTTGTTTTCTCCTTGTTTATCTGCTCAATTTGTTTTTGCTGCCCATTGGAAATAGTATATCACATCTCATTTTATTTGTCAAGCAAGTCGTTGCCCGCTTGGATATAAGCAATGCTTTATGATACAAGATATTAAAAACTCGTTGGGGCAAAAAAGCGTTGAAAAAAATTGAGATTTAGTCCAGACATCCACATTCGCGGCGTTCCATTTCCTGTGCCTGTTTTTCTGGTACGATTTCACCACAGCCACGACACTGATACACGGCGTTCCAGTTGTGGCCGACGTGCTGGCATTTCTGCGGTTCTGGTTCGCCAAGCTCCAACTCCTCAGTTTCGCCCTCCGGTTTCGGTGGGGCTTGGGCTTGTTGCGACTCGCTGTATGGCGGTGTGCGCCAGTCGCGCAGGGCTTTGAGTTCGGCTTGTAGACGCTTGATCTCATCACTCGCAGCATCAAACAGCTTGTCGGGCGTGACAAATAAGTCCTCCACAGTTTGCCCATAGTCCCGTGCTTCAATTTTGCGTTCAACTACTGCTACTAATCCATCGTATATTTTGTTCATCTCATCTCTCCAATCGGGCCGGTTTTGCTGACTTGTCTGCTTCTGTTGGTTTAAGTTTTTCAGCAGCCGCGATAATCAAATCAACCGCGCTCATTTTGTCTCCGGCATAGTCTCGCATATCGGACACCTCAAGAGCTTCCAGGACAGCCTCGCGTGTTTTTAGTTTACCTTCGCCAAATAACCAAAACTTTTCAGCCGTGTCGCCGCGCTCTATCCAATGTCGGGGAGTTGCGCCGATTGATAGCCACGCGCTCAAGTCCTCACCGAGTTGTTCCCCCGGCATCTCAATTATCGCATCTTGGTATTGCCCGGTACGATCTTTGATGACTTTCGCCAAATGCTGCACGTCAATTTCAATCAGCATATCGAACTCGTATTCAATGCCTTTGCCCTGCTCTGGTGATGTGCCAAGTCGAACAGGCTTGTTTCGCCCCTTGCTGTCTTTCTCGATTGCCCACTCGGTTTTTGTGCGCATCGTAGCTATGATATGGCCGTTGTAGCCTAGAATGGTATCAACGAACGATGCTTGTTTTGGTGTTCCCCTGCTCCACCCAGCCCATTTGTTGCCACCAAAAGACTGCTGCGCCCACTTGTCCACTTGCGCGATCAAGTCTTTCCAAGCGTGAGTGAGTGAATCAATGATGAGGATGTCGTACCCGGCGTTTTGCGCTGCTCGGATTGCTTGAATGTAGGTGTCAATGTCTGGTTTCGGCAATTCCAAAACATCGAACTCGAACCGCCCCGCGTATTTGGATGCACTGCCGCGCTCGGTATCAATGACTGCGATTTTGCCGCCAAGTCCGGTGGCTATGCGCAGTGATGTGAACGTTTTCCCGCTTCCAGACGGGCCAAATATGGCTAGTCTGAGTTTTGCTTGTTCTTTTGTCGCTCTTTCAAATGTTAATGTCATTCTGAAATTCTCCTTTGCGCCGTGTTACCGGCCTATGCTTTTTGCTTTGTCGGCGGCGTTTGGTGTCCCTGCGCGAGACACAGAGCCGCGTACAATTGAATATATCCCGGCGGTTTGCCGTTTTTTTGTGTCAGTTCACGGCGAATAATGCCGACTTGTTGCTGGCCAAATTCTTTGTATAGTGCTTCGTAATTCATTTGCTCTCCTTGCAATCTTTACACTGTTTCCGCTTCGCTGTCACCCGGCCCTTGTGGTAGACTGTATGCCCGCACTCCAAAACACACCAGTGTCCATAGTTTGGATGAAAATGATTAACTTTTGTGCTGATAATTGCTTTTAGCATTTTGTTCTCCTTGCGGCTAGTTGCCGCCTACGATCTGATACCTGACTGATAAACCGATTCCTGTTCTGCCAGAATAGCATCGGCCTCATCATCAAGAAGCTTGCAATACTCCTCTATTGCTACCCTGGCAAAATCGGACATTGACATATAGTTCTCCTTTGCCCGTTGCCGCAAATTCTCCTTTTCGTCATGTCTCATTTTGAACTCAAAACTTTCAGTTCTCTTTTCGTCTTCTCTCATTTATCCTCCTGATATTTTGTCTTGATATTGTACCATAGTTCGGTTGTACTGTCAAGAAAAGTGACTACATGTGACACAAGTTTTTTTGTGGGCTAGTGAGAGAAAATGTTACCCTAAAGTGTTACTGTTACCGTAGTTACCCTATTTCCCTATATAAGGAAATTTTTTGTGGTACGTATGGTACTCTGTTATGTAAACAAAAAAATTCTATTATATATAAAAATAGGGTAACAGGGGTAACAGGTAACATTTACGGTAACATCCCCAATCCCGACATTTTGACTTTGTTGTAGCCCTTGCTCTGCTTTCCGTTTATGCGCATATTTTTGTGTTCACAGCCCCACGACACAAGTATACCCTTGACGGATCGCGCTGCCGATCTGGTTGGCCTGATTGCTCGACTCACTAGCATTGTCTGAATATCATTTGAGGAAACGCGATCTTTGTCGTCTCCTGTGTATTTCATTTCCTCAGACAGTATAATTTCAATTGGATCATCAACCAGATATTCCTCATTTGTCATATCGCGGTAGGCTTTTTCATCATCTGTCAATTTCCAATCGTTGCCGGTTGTGTACCAATGGTATGCCTGCCCCCACACTTGATCGATGTCAATTTTTTGTGCGTAACCCCAATCAATGCCTGTTAGGGCGCATACCAAGTACCGACGGTTGCCGGTTCTGTCGGTTAAAAATCCGGCCTCATTGTTTATTGTACCAATGTACGAGGCGGCATTTGTTTTGTGAATAGGGTGTACGCCATAGGGCTTTAAGTCTTTTGTCATCTTATCCGATAGAAATGCTTTGAGGCTCTCCTGATCGGCCTTACGAGTAGTTGCGCCAAGTTCTTGAACCTCCCATACCCAATTTTCAACCCGTGCAATCCTGTGCGCTTTGTATTCTGGCAATATTGAGGATTCCTTAAACATCAAGGGGAGAGGCGAGCATAGCCATTCCGCAAAATGCGATTTTCCCAAGTCCTGAGGGCCGTCAAGTACAAGCATTGGGTTTTGCCATTGTTCGTATATTCTGGCTACCGCACCAACCAACCAGGCTTGCAGCCAACGGGCAAAAAGTTGCTCTTTGTCTGTGAAATATCCAGCCAAGTTAATTATATGGTCTTGCCCGTCCCATTCCAAAGACTCTAAATACTCTCTGATTGGATGATATGATTGCTTCGCAGCCAGCCGCAGCATGTGATCTCGGATGTCATCTTTGGGGAGTTTTAGCCCGTTATCTCTGGCAAAATCTACAAGTCGGCTCTTGATTGTGCCCTCTAGTAAGTCGGTCAACACCCTGCCGTTTACCTCTATGTCATCATTACAAGCATTGGTTCTGATGCTATATTTCATCATTTCTAACGTTTTGCAGAAAAGAGGAAAAGTGATGTAGCTATGTGAGAATGTCCCCACGTTTTTTCCAGTTAAAATATCCTCAACGATCTGAGTAGCGTCTACCTTTTCGGTCATAGCGGTTGCTCCATATTATAGCGCGGCTGTTCGGCTGGATTCTGTGCGCCTTTGTTCAGTCCGCTTTGTATTGTGGCTTTGCTTTCGCCGTCTTTGAGGGGGGATACTTGAAACAATAAATCAAATGCCTGCGCCATATCCAGCCCAGCCCAATTCGTTGCAGCCAGTTCTCCTAAACGACACGCCGCCCAATGCAAGAGGCTGTTTCTGCTTCCGTTTTCAGCACTCTGTACTTTATCCAGTATCCCGACTATGGTGGCCTTGACGTATTTCGTCAACCGCTTCCCGTCTAACGTTGGCCCGTTGCCGCGTCTATGGTTTCGTTCAACGGCTGTGTGCAGCCTGGTTACAATGTCGGCGATCACGCTGTCGATTTGTTGCCACTGATAGGTTATTGAGAGATCAATTTTAGCAAATGAAACATGTCTGGGGGGAGTGTACTTTGTGTTGAGTGTGGCGGGTATCCTCAAGACTCTAGTCAAACATTTTGAGCCTCTATCACCACCAGTAAATTCTACCCAAGCCCACTGCCGATACTTTGCCTTTTCCCTGTCTGCGTTTGCGGCAAACTCGCAAAATTCTGATAAAATCCAGTATGCGTGGTATCCTCCACCGCTGTCTATGATAACGCTTGGAGAAAAGGGAAGTGTGTCGAGGTGCGCTCTTATTTCTGCCTTGTCCCCATAATCACGGGCATCGAACTCGCTGTACAGGCAATTTTGCCCTTGCACAATCGGAATTTGTGATCGCACATATTTAGCAGGTGTTGGTTCACCCTTGCTGTTGTGGGTTGGTATCTCTGCGCAAGGATTAACCCCAAAGTACACATCGCTTTTATTGTGGAATGGTGGCAAGCCTTTCGCCACTCTGTACCAGTAGGTAAGATGCCCCTTTGGCGTGTTCGGTTTCCATAAAAAAGCCCAGTTCCCCCCACGATGCAAAACATCAAGAAATTGTTTTGTTGGTACAGTTTCGTCCATGTTGTCCTCCAAATAAAAAAACCCGCAACGATATAGGCGGCTCGTTTAAGAGCCTGGCAAGCTCCACATACAAAAGGACTTGGAGCCGCCCATATCGCTATGGGTTTCAAGATTTAACTATTCTCTTGGTAATCGCCTTTTGTATGTTTTGCTGTTCGGTTATCATTTGCCAGATTGCCAAATCCAGCTAACCAATTACGCTATTCAGTATACCAAAAAATTCAAGCCGTGTCAACCGGAAATTTTGGCACTTTGAAAGTTTAAAAGTCTACCATCACAAACGGGTTTTCTTTGTCTTTGGCCCGTCTGAAAATCATTTTTGGTTCTGTCATTGCGCTGCCTCAACTTTCATAATCTGCCTGCCTATCCATTCCGGTATTTGTGGCACTATGGCGTTTCCGAGTGATTTAAGTCTGTCCACCCGGTGGGGAATCCCATCAACATTTCTTGAAAGCCCACAGTAATCCTCAAGCCATATTTTGTTATCAACTGTTCCGAAAGACTGCCATAATGATTGGCTCTGTTTTTGCGCTTGTAATTTCCCCGCAAGGATTTGCTCATTGTTGCGTCTATTGTCAATGGAGTGAGCAATAATAAACAACCTGTCACGTCTGTGAGGTGCGCCAAAGGCGGCCGCCGGTAAACACTGCCATTCCGCATCATACCCGCTCGCGGCCAAGTCTCCGAGAACTGTTTCAAGCCCCCTAGTAAGCAGTGCTGCGACGTTCTCCACAAGAACATAACGGGGTCGAATTTCGCAAATGATGCGCCGATATTCTGCCCATAGTCCCGATTTCTTGCCTTTGATGCCTTCCCTTTTCCCGGCGTTGCTGATGTCTTGACAGGGAAACCCCCCGCAAATAAGGTCAACTGATTCCAGGTTGTCACTTCCGACATTCCGCACATCCTCAAACTTTAGCACACTAGGCCAGTGTTTCGATAAAACTTTCAAACAAAATGGATCGATTTCAACTTGCCATTTGCAAGTCATACCGGCACGTTCTAGGCCAAGATCGAAACCGCCTATCCCGGCGAATAAACTGCCGAATGTAAACATAAATCCTCCATAAAAACAAAAAACCGTTGCTGCGAGTCGTTCTCGTTCTCTGGAAATCGCCCAATGACAGGCTAAGAACAGAGAACAACTCGCAAAAACGGTTGTTGTGTCATTGTTTAGGGTTTCCAGTCCCTTGAGCTTCTTTTGCTCGCTCACTTAACATTATAGTCTTTTTTCTCGTTTGTGTCAATAGGCAAATTTGGCTTGGTATTCTGCGCCACCAACGTAACCGTAACCGGAATATCAATCATCAATTTTATGACAATTTCTTTTTCACAGTGCAGGCAGTCAACCGCCCTCATTACTGTGGTATCCGGAGAATTGCCTATCTCGAAATCCTCGAAATTGTACTCAAGAGATTTCCCGCAATGCGGACATTTGTACTTTATCGGTGCGAGCGTTGTGCGTAGCCATTTTATCTCTGATAAGTCTAGGTGTCCGCGTGCGGTGTTCATTGTATCCTCCATTAAAAACTTGCCCGGAATTTTGCCGGGCTTTTGTTTGCTGTTGTCCCATACTGCGGATATTCTTTTGATGCTCATATCATTCTCCTAAAAAATCCACTTGCGCCATTTCAGGTGATGATTATCCCCATTGCGCAGCCATAGCCATAGCCACGCCATCAAATGTTTTACTTCGCATTTTTGAACGTTCAGGCCCAGGCGACATCTTCCAGATTCTTTGCTCTCGCCCTGATACGATTTTTGTTGGGATTAGAGACGGCAGATTGTGAAGCCATAGACATGTTGATTTTGTCTCACCGTGCCCGAATTGCCAGGGCTGTATTATTTGATCTGGTTTCCGATACACTGTGGACATTATCCCAACGGGATTCTCTATACACCAACTGCATTTCAATTTCGTGAACTGCATAAAAAAATCTATAGCTGACTGTTGTCTTCCATCTGCGCGTTTTTCTGGAAACCAGCGTGCGCCGCTCACGGCAAGATGCGTGCAGGGAGGGAATGCTAAAACTATATCCCAACTATCAGATAGGATTTCCAGCACATTTTTTTGTATATGCCATTCTGGATACCCGCCAGAACACGGCTCGGTATCACACGAGTAGGCTATGTGTCCCAAATTCCTGAACTGTATAGTAACCGTTTGTGACTCCTCACAGGCCACTAGTATTTTCATATCTTTACTCCAACAAAAAAACCCACTCTTTCACCTGTGGCCGTAGTAGCTGCATACCGCCCTCTTACCAGGAGGGAACTACACAACCACATGTGAAAAACTGGGTTTCAAAAAATGTATGTTGGTATGCGTTTTGTTAAAGCCCCACATTGGCGCTTTGGTGTTCGCCAGGGTATTACTCCTGAATTGTATCATGATTGGGGGTGAATGTCAAGCGTTTTCCGAGATTTATTTTCAGCCACGCAACTATCGCAAAGCTCGTAATTCTCGTCTGCGCAGCCGTCCGCGTAACACAGCCACTTTTTACAGTTGGCACACCGCCACAGGATGACGGGGTCGCCCGCGCCGTAATCGTAGCATTTTATGTGATTTGTGCTTTGGCACTCAGTCATTCTGATTTCCCCTTCTCAACACTGGCGGCCCGTTCAACCGCCAGTGTTGATTCCCAACCGCTCTCGATAAATGACATCCACCCATCATAATCAGGACGCGAACCCGGCCCAGCCAATCCATAACGCCCATTGTCATTTTTAACACACCACTGTGCCAAGTCCTCCGGCGTGGCGAAAACTGGCGTTATCGGTGACGGCCAATTAAAATCAAGCGGGACTCTTTTTATTTCTCTACCCATTTTTGTTCTCCTTTTCTTTCTCTATAGCCTGCCGTACAAGCGCCATACATTCATCTGCATTTGTCCACCACCCCCAAACTCCGGCCCGTGTCGCCTCTTTGCCAAATGCCACCCAATGTTTGTATTTCGGGTTTGTCGTGCGGTGGGCTCTGACTCCATAAAAGTGCGCCAGGTATTTCAGCCTGGCGCAGTTCTCAGAGTGAAATTCTTTTGACGGGCTGTACTGCGTATAGCCGCAAAATTTGCAGTGGATATTGCCAGGCTCGCTGGCATAGTCTTCCCATTCTGAATAGAAGCGGTGTTGTAGTTCTACTACGTCTGTCAATAGTTGCGTTTTGTATTCGTTCATTACGTTCTCCTTTGTCTCTGCTAAATTTCAAATAAACTACGTTGCTCCATTGTCGGTTTTTTTTCTGGCACATCGTCAACCACCGCATACTTCTTGCGAATTTTAACAATGATTCGCCGCTGTCTGATAGCTGCCCACAGGTAATCGGCGATTGGTGACGTTCCAGTCTCGCCTCGCAGTGCTGCCAATGCCCGGCACTGCCAGTGCAAAGCGCGGCGCCGGTGGTAGGCTATGGTTTGGGACAAGTCTGCTGGTGATATGTTCATTTCTCCTCCTCGTCAAACGCGGTTATTGCCCGTTTTGTTCGGCTTGCCTGTCAGCAATCGCCCACACCATAGCGGCGTATGGTTCGGCTTGCCAGTATCCTTCTGGTATCGTGCCGCCGTGCGGATTGCAATGGAAACACGGAGTGTACATGTTCCCCGTGCTGTCGGTGTAAATATCCTCATCATCAAGCCAGCCCACCCCACGCCAGTCAAGCGGTTGCATACCGTCGGCCGTGCCACAGTGTGGGCAGAACCCTGGCGATATGAAGCGATTCATTTGCCCGCCGATTGCCGCCAAGTCCTCCTGGCGGCGAATCATATCCGCTATTTTTAGATCATATTGATTCATCGTTTTTCTCCTTTGGCGCGTACCATTGCGCCGCTGTCTCTATCAAAAGTTCAGTAGCTGCCCGCTTGCTGATATTCTCGGCGTGCGCCGATTGCGCAATTAGCATGTGCGTCTTGTTGGACAGGCTGAACCGGACGGGCGTGCTGTCAGCCTGTCGCTTGCACTCAGACAACAAAACCATTTTGATTCCGCTTTTGCCCTTCACGTCCTGAGTGGTACTGATTTCGCCGTCTCGAATCCATTGATAAATTGATTCTGCGGACTGGCCGATCTCTTTTGCGGCTTGAGATACTGTTATTCGTTGCTCCATACTTTTCTCCTTTTACTAACTAATTTTGAACCTATAACCCACGCCAGCATCGAAGCTGGTTTGTGCCGCTCACCGGGGGTTTGTTTTGGTTATTTTCTCAACTCTCTAAGCAGTTTTTTTCTGTTGATAATTCCGATATTTTGCCCGGCATCTACTACCGTATAATAGAGGTATGGATTGCCGCGCACTTCAGCATATCGCCGTAACTGATTTCGAGTAAAGAGGTTAACCGTGATTTTATTGTCTTGTAGTCGGTTCAGTTCTGCTATCAGTTCCGGTGTGCCGTCTACCGCGTTTATGCTGTGAAAAAAACTCACTCGCTCACCGCAGAATCCCATATCAATTTTTTTCATTATTTGGTTAATTGTTTGGTTCATTTTTCTGCTCCCCTGCGGGGTTCCCTCTTCCCCCCCCCCTCCCGTGTTGGGGAGGGGGGGGTTTTGTTAATTGCTACCGTCTAAAAAACTCAGTCCAAATTGCCCGATGCCGTCACCGTTTTTTACCGCATTGATGATGCTACTCGCACGGCCTTTTGTCAGGTTGTAGCCGTCTGGAATTGCCACTTGTAGTGTTGCCAAATACTCTAGCTGTTTGTCGGTGACTGGGTGACTGTGCCAATCTGTGCTATTAGAATCACCGCTCTGTATGAATTCGGCATATTTTTTGCTGATGATTCTCCAGTCCTCATCATCTAGTTTATATGGGCCTGGATTGCCAGTTTTGAATAGGCCATAACCCAAAGCTTTATTCAAATTATATCGGCTGATTCCAGCTATTGTGTATACTTTTTGATTGCGTTCTAGTTCTAGTGTGTATCTCATTTTCTCTCTCCTGTTTATCTGCGTTTGTGTTCCTACCTTGCAAACAGTATACCATATCACGCACACCCTGTCAAGCAAGTCGTTGCCCGCTTGACTACTTATGATACTGTATGATACGTGAGGTGCAAAAGTATTTTTTGCGGGGAGGCGGTGAAAAAAATTGAGATTTGGATCATATCCCTTCAGCTGCAAATTCCGTCAAAATGTGATGCTTGACGGCGTCTGCGATTATTTCGGCAGCGCGTTTTTGCGTCAACCGGCCCCGCCGAACATCTTTGGCACAATCATCCCAACGGGCGGTGAGTAGGCTGTAGGCAAAAAAGCACTCGCGGCCTCCATCCTGATATTTTGCCATAAATGACTGTCGCTCCATTTGGTGGAGTTCGTAGCGCATTTCGTCTACTGCGTCTTTATCTGCCATTATCTGATCCCAAGTTTCCGCTACTGTTTTCATTTTGTCTCCTTAAAAAGAGATTGCCGGTGGCGGCAATCTCTTGGGTGATTATTTTGACTTTGCATACTCTTTTAGCAGCTTTTCAATTACCGCGCTCAAGTTGGTATCATCCTGCATTGCCTTGATTTTAGCGGCCTTGAGTATTACCGCATCAATGTGGATTGTGGTTCGTTTTTTCATTTGTCATCCTGGCCCGGACTTTCACCGGGCTTGTTTTTGATTTGTTGGCTAGTTAGCTCAGGCCAGCGATTTCATAAAATCGTGCTATGCCTTGATTTACAACTTTGGGAAAGGGGCAGTTGCCGTATTCGATTATCAATTTCTGGTAGAGCGATTCGCTCAAGTCGCTGTCAGCGGAGCCGCATTGATCTATCTTTTCAACAATATTAGCTTGTGCTTTCAGATCGTCGGATTGGCGGGCTTTGTCCATTTGCTCGCTCAATTTTGATAATTGGATTCTCAGTTTCTTGATGGAAGCGATCTCGTCTTTGTAGGTTTCCTGTAGTTCATTGTACTTTGCCATTTGATTTTCTCCTTTTGCCTTCCGGCTGTATGTTTCCTCTGTACCTTGCAAACAGTATATCATAAAAGCATAAATACGTCAATAGGCAATTTTTTTCCGTGCTATTATTGGCACTTTCACATAGCCTAATGATACACAACGTGCAAAAGTATTTTGACTTATTTTTTGGCGAAAATAATTGAGATTTGATTGAGAATTAAAAAAGAGCCTACCTTTTCAGGCAAGCTCTTTTTATCAAAAAAACTAGCGGTTGAGGGGGGTGCCCGCTAGAATTTAACAGGAATGAAAACGCGCCTCACCAACATCTCTAGCACGCTGTCGGCGATTATCTGGTGTCCTTTAGCGTTGGGGTGTCTGTCATCAGCGCTTATGCAATCCAGTCCACAGACGGAAAGCTCGCTATAGGAATCAGCCACGCTCACACCCAGCCGCGCAGCCTCGGCATAGATGATTTTATTGATACGCACAGCCTCGGCCCGCCGTGCAAAATCCCAAGCTCGCCAGGGAATAGCGACGAAAATCACGCGGGGCGTGACAGCGAGGGCTTGGCGCATTATCTGCGGTATTGCATCCTCAATGATAGTCTCTGGTTCCCTGCCATTTATCCAATGTATTCCAAGCTCGATTACAATGATGTCAGGCTGATAGCCTACCACTCGCTGCCATATCTCAAATGCACGGCTAAACGTAGCCGGACACCAGCGGTAGTGCCGTGCATTGCGAGCATCGGCCACCCGCCCTGCGAATCCATACCAAGCATCTGTTGGCCCGTCCAACATTCCGCGAGTATAGGAATCGCCGATAAATGCTATTTTCTCTGGCACAGGAGCGACACACAGAGCGCACAAAATTACTAAGGCAAGAATTTTATACGCCATATAAAGCTCGTTCCTGCTCAAAACTAGTGGCAATAATGGCATTGGATAAAAAATTGGCGTGCAGCGAGGCCATTGACTGCCGCCCGTCCATAAATTGCACCGTGCCTGCATTGGCGGCCCCGAGCTCAAAAATGCTATTGGAATTGAAAATTGTAGCCGGTACAGCCACACCGATTGTGGTTTCTACGCCGTTTATCCACACTGACAATTTCGTGCTTGGATTGTATTGTAGCGCGACGTGATACCACAGGCTATCGGCAAGCGTGCCAGTCGAGTCAATGGTAAAATTTGTCGCACCGTCTGTGGTGATTTGTCCGCGTAAAATGCCGCTATTGTGCCGCCAAAGTCGATATGCTTTTTGATTTCCGCCCGCCGTCCATTTTGACATAATAGATTCGTCGGCAGCAATTGCGTTTGTAAATCGTACCCAGCTGATAAAAGTCAATCCCCTCGCAGCCGCCTCGAATATGGTTTCATTACCGATAATGTCAGCCCATCCAGGTGCGTCGGCCCGGCTGCACGACTGGTTCACGCCGTCGGTGAAAATGTACGGAATTAGTCCGGTGTAGCCAGCCACCGCGCCATTATTAGCCGTCAAATCGTAGCCATGCGCTATGTCGGTGAGGTGCGGTGCAGTGTAATCCACTACGCTGGTAGGCCAAAATGCGCGAGTGCCGGGGAGGGCGTACCGATTTGATACAATGCGAGAAAAAGCAGCATAGTCTTCCCGGCCAATTTCGGTAGTGAGCAGCCGTTCCAAGTTTCTATTTTGTCTTTGCGTTTGCCTCATCGCTATGCTCACGCTGCCCTCCAATCGAGAACCGATCTCACACGCTCGCCGCCGTCCGGCGTGACAATAATTTGAACAGCACGAATAATAGTTTCAAATTCAAAATTGAGATACTTGGAGATCACTTTATCGCCCCAATTCCAATCAACACCAAAACGTGAGCCTGGAAGCGAGATGGGTTCGGCTGTAAATCTAATCACCGGCCTGTTTTCATCTATAGCTGAATTGGCGACATCTTGGATCGCATCGGCATCATTTCCCTGATTCATCGCGTGTACCAATGATTCGCGCCGCGCCCAGATCCCGCGTTTTTCTCTTGCTGAATCGCTTGCCCGCCTGAATATTTTTGCGCTGTCAATTCCCCGCCCGGCTGCATAGGCGTAATTGACACTATCAGCCCAATCCTCCGAGTAGGACGGATTGATCATATTTTTACGCTCTTGCGAAAAAACAACTTGGTTCGCACCGCTAGTCAAATCTGCGCCTGGCTGTCCGGTTTTGGTGATGAATTTCCACGTCATCGAATTAGAGCCGATCACGTCTGGCACAATATCAAAAAACACTTCTGTGCCGCCTTGTCGTGACATATTACTAATGATAATGAGTCTGCGCAGAATATCGCCCCACGCCCATTCGCCAGTGATTATCACGCCTGCCGCCAAATCTGCGGCAATGCTCAGATAATCAGATACATCCCTGTCTGGATCTGGTATCAAATCCTCTGTGTAAAGCGGATCGATATAGTTTTCATTGATCAAATCCTTCATTATATCATCTGCTTCATCTGCGGTTTTTACGCCGTGATGTGCAGAATTTGACAGATATGCCACAATGCGCCGTCTGAGTATGTCCATCATATCAGCGCCGTAAATCTCTATCTTTTCGATTGAACCAGAATGTGAGAACTCAAAGCCGTCTATATTGTATGTATTCCACAAAGAGCTTGCCCCACCCGGCGGCGTGCGCCAGACTTGCACCATAGTCGAATCTGGAATAATCAGATCGCGGCTGAAATTGACAGGCAAGCGCATTTCCAGCCGCCCGACATTATTGGCGACTTTTGAGCAGGTAAAACCCAAGCTGTGATTAAGCGGGCCAGCCGATAGCCTCACGCCTTTGCTATTCGTCATCCAAAGTTCATAATCAGCCATTAGTCAAAACTCCCATACGTGTCCTTGTATTCTGCCCACGCCGTTATTGTCGGTGCGCCGGTTACGTCTACAAAAGCGGTAATCTGGTTATCCCCGCTCAACAGTTCAAATGTTCCCGTGTCGCTGCCGGGCAGAATTGCGCCGGGTACGTTGCCAAAGTATGAGGATGTGATTGCCAAAGTTTCCAGGTTGATAGTCAACGTTTCGCCGTCTTGTAAATCGTAATCTATCGAAAGCGTCTTGCCGGTTTCTTCATTTCTAATCTGCTTGACAACCGCCGTTGTGCCGCCGGTGCGATAGATTGAAAATGTTGGCAAAGCGCGTTCTGTGCCTGAATTGGTGATGGTGGCGGAGCCGGAAAAATAGGATGTGCCGGTTGTTGAAAAACCAACCCAGGTATCGCGGGTATTGATTACTGGATCGACTTCTGATAGGCGTATGCCGCGCATAATCGCAGACCCAGGAAGCACAATATCATAATGTATCCAACTAAAACCATTATAAATAGCAATGCGATCTGCGTTAATGCCGCTTATTGTGGCGTAGCTTCCGGCAGCTATTATCTCGCCGGACGACAAAACTTGTATTTTCCATACAGTTCCATTTGTCCCTCCGCCCATACCGCTCCATTGGCCGCCGTCCCACTTTAAGATATTTAACCCAATCGGCCCTGTTATGTTTCCTCCTACATAAATATTATTTGCCTGATCGATGTCTACCGTGTATAGGATTGTAGATATCATTGACGACAAATCGCCAACTGCGCCCCACGCGCCATCGTACATTGCTACATTATCCGCAAGCGTTATGTTTCCAAGATTGTCAAATTCACCAACAACATAATATGTATTAGTTGTTGAAATTGCCACTTCTCTTATAGATACAATAGCCGCCGCCCCTGCATTTGGAACTCCAACAGCGACCCAAGCCCCCGCGCTTACATCCCATTTGCCGATATAATCCGCAGCAGCAACGCCAGCAAAATTTGTACCATCTCCAACAACAACAACGTCACCTTCATTATCAATTGCCACTCCATATAGTGCCGTTATGGTTGCGCCCGTACCAATTGCTCCGAATGTAGAGAAAGTATCGGCATCTGGATCATAAATAGCAAAATAGTCGGCATTTGCAACGCCCCCAGCATTTGTGAACGCGCCAACAAGATATATCAACCCATTAGGGGCTTCAGCAGCATCCCACACGCGGCCATTGAGCGCGGATGCACCATCTAAACTTGCCCAAGTTTGCGTTGACGGATCATATCTTGCTCCATAGTCGCGCCCAGCAACCCCGTTCAATCCCGTATAATCGCCAAAATAGTATACGTCCTTGTCGCGTGATACCAAAACGGCAAAAATGCTTCCGTTTGTTGTCGGATTCGCAGACAATCCCAAATCGTCCCATTGTCCGGTTGAGCGCAGCCGTCCCGCCAAATACCGAGTTGTCGCGCTATCATTCGTATCCAAACTAGCCGCGCTATTCCCAATCTCATAAAAATATGGATCATCGGCAAACACCCGAAGCGGTATCAATTCGCTGCACACAAATCGCCCATTGATACGCGCCTCAAGTCCAGACTCATAATGCACAGAGATTTTCTTTACAACCGCTGCGCCGGTGTAGCGCAGTAAAAACGGCTGTGGGCCGTCTGAGGTTTCCGGCACTGCACCCGGTTTGACGGCGTTCAGAAGTGCTTGCCTAAGTGCGTTTAGATTTGTCAGGCTTGTACCAATAAATTTTCCCATCAAAGAAAAACTGCGCTCGTGTACTTTAACGCCTTGCACCTGTCCACCGGCTGCCAGCGCATAGGTATCGCTAATATTCGTTATCGGCGGCACACCAGAATCTATCATCTCTGTGATGTGGAATCCAAAGTCAGCATCTAAATTGAGCCACCGCCCGCCCGCTCTGCTCCACCCAGATCGCATCGAGGTGCTGGCGTGCGCCGCTCCGTTCCACTCACAGCCAAGCTGCGTGCCGTCAACATGTGATGTCGGGTAATTGCCCAGCGTGACATTCACCCCGTCGATATAGAAATCTCCTGCGCCCGCGCCTGATTGACGAATATATAGCCGTGTACTGCCATTGGCCTCTGCTGCTGAAAATTCTAAGCCGTACAGATACCATGTACCGTCATAGTCTAGCAGTAAATCAGGCGCATAGTATGCAGCGTCATCAAGCGACCAATCCCACGCTGTGGGCAATGCGCCGCGCACTCGGATAGTGACATAGTGGATCGCATTTGTGAGTGCCGACAAAGTGACGCTGCCGCCCTCGTCGTCTCCTGCCGTTTGGATGCGTGCGCCGTAAAGCCCCACCCAACCGTATTCAGCTACCTGTGTCATCGCGCCGCCGCCCACAGCCGCAAAATTACCGACAATCTCAAAACTTGGATTCAATGCCATATTTGTGGCTTCTTCTGGTAATGCTATGTCCCACAATCCGGTTGTGGTGGTTGTGCTGGATGCCGCTATAGTGCCGCCGCCAAAATTATCAACTCGCGCAGTTGCGTTGGTGCTGACAATAGCAAGGTTTCCAGCTACGCTGTACGTTGCGTCTGTGCGTGTGCCGACTTGTACCCATACGCCAGTGCCTATCGGATTATGCCAGATTTCAAATGTGCTGCCGTCTATCCTCAAGCCGAACCAATCGCCGTCAGAAAAAACAACCGTGATTGGTGCGCCAATAGTCGTAAATACTGAACCGGCATCGGCGCGTCTCAATCGCAGATCATCACCCGCACCGTCATCACGAGTGAACGATAGAACATACCCGGCCACAGTTGCGGCTATGCCTGGATTTTGCACACGCGCAAAAAGTGACACGTCAAACGTATCAGCGGGGCGTGTCGGTACTTCCATATAAATCTCACAATTGGGACCATCTGTTCCCGCGTTCCAATACGCAGAATCAACGCCGCCGCCCACAGCCGCACCCTCATTGCTCTGAATTTCTATGCCGTTTCCAGCACCCGCGCCAATTACATCATTAGTCCAATTTGCATTTGGCGGCGTTGTACCATTTGCGCCGGTAAAAGTTTCTAGTATTCCTGTTGTTGGAAATGCCATGTCATATTTCCTTGCGATATTCGTTAAAAAAAGTTTGTGTTCTGGTTCTTGAACTTCGGCCACTGGCGCAATGAGTAGAATCATAAAAAGCGCAGCAAGCAAAACATTCCTCATTGCCCCACCATAGACTGCATCATTCTAAATCCACCGCTTGATTGCTCTGTTGACGCACGGCTGTTTATGGTTTGATTGAAATAGTTGTTTGTTTCGTTGCGCGGCTGTATGGTTACGCGCTCGCCACTGCTGACAAAAAGTGGGCCGAAAGAATCGTTCTCGAATCCAGGAGGTACGGTAAAATCCGCACCTTTGGCAAAGCCTCTGCCGCCTGCGCCGCCTAGCCCACCAGATGGATCTCCGGTGACGGCTGCTGCTGCTACTGCCTCCGCGCTCTCCCCTCCGAGTGTGCCGCCATAACCAGTTTTTCTCACATTGATTTCTATATCGACTTTTCTATTAGGAATAGCCGTGATACCATCTGATAATGTTTTTATGCCTGTCGTCCCAAGTTCGGCTTGCACAATCAATGCCGCCAATGATTCGTTAAAATGCCCCGCGCTGACTTTTCCCTCTCCTAGCCCCGTTGTCAAGTTCGTGATTCCAGTTGCGAGTGCCATAGATTCAGGTGTTGCCAATCCAAAAGCAAGCTGCGTCTCACTCACCGCCGCGTTGTATTGCCCGATTGAAATATCGCCTGCATCATAGGCGGCTTTTAGTTCGGTGATTGCCGCCTGTGCGATTTGTGCGCTTGATGCGTCCATTAGATTAGCCGCCAAATCTAACTGTGATGCTGCGAGTTCTTTTGTTGCCAGCGTCAGCGCGTCGTGCTCTATACGCAAAGCCTCTTGCGCTATTTTGTAATCTACCGCCGCTATTGCCGCATTATCCTGTGCCGCCATAGATTCCGCAATTGCCATACTGTATTGATCGAATACCGGCACAGAGTCACCAACCTCAGACTTTGAAATATTTAGTGCATCTTTATAATCATTTTGTGCCTCGACGGCATTACGAACTTTGATAAAATGCTCATCATAAGCATTGCTCAGTTCCGTCACTGGCGGGTATGCGTCCTCAACGGCCTTTCGTACCGCATCCGTACCAGCCAGGGCTTTGGCTATCGCCGGTGTAGCTGCGTCAAAGGCATTTTTTAGTCCCTTCCCCAACGCGCCCACGCCTTGCATTACCAAGCCAATCGGGGTCAGCCAATCAAAAATAAACTTGCCGACTTTTGACACCGGCTCAATCATCTCGGTAAACCCACTTGTGATAATGCCAATCTGGTTTATCGTCTCTGGCAAAAGCCTGATTCTTTCGGCGAGTCCATCAACCTCAACGCTGCCCAGCGCGATTTCAGCTATCATCTCGCCAATGCCCACTTTAGCATCATCAAATGCTGCTGTGAGTTTATCAACTTTCACTTTTGCAAGTTCGGTTGAATCGCCTAGAGTGTCGAGCGACTTTTGCCCCTCCTCCATCACGGCGATTTTGAACGCTTCCTCACGGCTCATATCTTTGGTAGCAGCTTGTAGCTCTTTGATGCGATTGCGTACTCTGCCGCTACTTATACCAAAATTGTCTAATCTTGGTATGCTTTGATTAGCTAAAAGAGCCGCAAAATCGGCCACCCTATCGCCCGCGTCCATAGTCTGGTCGCCGAGTTTAGTAGCCATTGCCGCGACACTGCTCATTTCATCAGCATTTGAGACAAGCCCCATTTGCAGCAGTCTCCCCGCGCCCGCCATAGCGTCCATTCTGCTAATCGTATTGTCGGTAGCGTCCACAAACGCGCCAAGCAGTTCAGTAGCACGCTCCTCAGAACCGGCGAATTTTTCAAATCTGAAAGCGGTGGCCTCAGATTGGACGCCTAGCTTGCCCAAATCCACAATCATCGCAGGCAGTTGAGCAACTAGATCGGTTGCCTTTTGCCCGATGCGCTCCATTGCACCGTCCAGGATTTTAGAGCCTTTGGCCGCCTCCTCTGATCGCTTTCCAAACTGCTCAACACCGTCAGCGGTTTTTAGCAGTATCTCACCGTTGCTTGTGACATCAATTTCAATTTGGATTTTATTTTTAGCTGGCACGTAATTTCCTCTTGAAAGCGTGTACTTCCTTTTCTGCGCTGTCGGTTTCCATCAGCCGTATGATAGTGTTATAGTCCTCTTGCAGAATTGCAGAGGGCAGCGCACCCGGAAACATCTTTGTGAGCTTCAGCAAAATAACCTCGCTCGGAGCGGGTATGGCATCTGGCGCGTTTGCCCACACCATTACCCGCGCTCTCAGTTTTTTAGGTCGCTTGGCCCGTGTCCGCCATACACAGCTTCAATCAGTCCTACCCACTCAAAAGTTGTTAGCATATCGAATGGTGTTGGTGCGTCTTCTGTCGTTTCGGTTTGTGGTTGCGGCAGCGGCTCGCCATTCTCATCAGCAAAATTCCAACCGATAACACGCTTTTTTACCTCATCAGCCGCCGGTTCTCTGGTCTCGCTGTACCTGTCGGCAATCGAAAAAGGCACGTATTCAATCCAAGAGTTTTCTTGGATCTCGTCTGTTTTCACACGGATCGACTTACGCCTAACTGGTTTGTTTTCTGGCATTTACTCTCCTAGCTTGTGATGGTGTCGCGGGTGATTGACGCGCTGCGCACCTTAAACCCAGCCATAATCACGCCGCCCTCGCTGGCATTATTATTTGGATAGGTGATGCTGGACAGTACGCCGTTGATAGTGTAAACCAGATCGCCGACATTGCCGCCACCGGGTGACCATCGTACACAGAAACGAGAGTCACAAGATACCGCCTCCCACGCCGCCAATATCAACAGCCACGCTTCGCCCACCGTTTCCGTGTAGACGATCACAAATGTAGCATCGAATGGTTGGAGTTTGCCGCCGTTGACAATCGCGCCCAGCCCTTCCAGCGTATACGCCTCACCGGTCAATCTGTCCTGTGTAATCTGGTCAAGTGATGTGCTGCTGCCTGATACGTCAGTCCACGAATCAACGCAACCTACGTCAATTTCAAGTTTGCCGCAACCCAGCGGCAGTGATGTTGATGTTTGTGCCATTATTACCTCCTGGTAATTATTTGTCTCTTCAACCGCGCCGTGTAGCCGGTTCTTTTATTCCGAGAACGTCTAGCAGTTCACACCGCCAGCGTTTCAATAAAGCCTCTGGCTTGCCTAGCTTTTCAGCCAGTTCTACCAGTGGCATATCTAACATTTCAATCGTGCCTATCTCGAATTTTCTCAGTGTGCGCTCGCGCCGTTTCCACCTGTCCGATAGTTGCGCCAGTGGTGGAGCTTGGTATATGGCAATCCTGCCACGCCGCAAAAGTGTCGCTATATTCTCTGGCTTGATTTTTGTCAGCGTGTGAATTGCTCCTTTTTCGATTGTGGCTTTTCCATAGGCTAGACTTATCAACGCTCGATACAACATCAAATCACCTCCACCGTTAAAATCACTTGTACGCCTGGATAAAGTACAGTCGCATAATCGAATACCACCCGCCGCACCTCAACCGGCCCCACAAGCTGTATTTGAAGCTGTCCGAAAGCATTGCACACGTCCTTCTCTTCCAACTTGTTCCAAATCAGATCGGCGAACCGATGCGTATTCCCCATATTCTCGTCTATGTTATTTCGCCTCTGGCAAAATGCGTCAATGTGAAATGTGAGTTGTCTCGCTCGCCTTGTCTTTCCGATCGCATACGCTGTGGTGTTTCCAAGTGTATCATAAGTCAAATCCTGCCAGTACACCTGACAAGTCGGCGGATCATTTATGCCCTCTGAAATTTCGTCATAGTTTTGCACTTGATGAAAGCCGTTTGCAATCACGGTGTCGGCGAGTTCGTCCATCCACTCTTTTATTGTCGTACAGATTTCTACAATGCTTGTCGTTCCCATTTATTTCTCCACTGATTTGTTGACAGCCCTTTCTATGATGCGCTGTATTTTTTCTCTGTTGTCCTCAAAGGCATCTGCAAGATATCTTTTTGCATTGATACCTTTTCGCGCTATGGCTCGCCGCGCACCTGCTGCCAATGCCCCCGCCAGCTTGAGATTGCCGCGCATTTTTCGCCGCGCCCACTGGAAAAGAGGTTTCCAGGGTGGCCAGAATGGACGTGTGCCGGTTTCTTGTGCCGCCATATATGCTTTGTTGCTGCCTACCACACCACGAATCACATTATCACGCACAAGCACATCTGGTGTGATGCTTGCTCTGCCTATTCCCCTATCAACCGGTGCGTTTTTCATCGCGCCACGTTGCACGACTAACGCGCTGCGTGCTACGCCCCGCACCACCGCACCACCGCTTTTGCTCAAATCGTTAGCAACTTGAATCATTTTCTTTTGTGTAGATACAAATTCGCGTTTCTCAACTCGCATGCCCATTATCGCCGCCCCGTTGCCGGTTTCACGTATCGGCCCGAGAATAAAATTGCTTTGATATCGGGATCAAGAACCTGCACATAAGAAATCTCACCAAACTCTGTACTCGCCAGACTATCAGACATCGCCCCTTGCAGCCGCTTGTACCACCGCGCCACCTGCATACCACAAGCCTCTTTTATTGTCGCTGGCGGTGTGATACTGTATCCCCACTTGGCAGTCACTCTCACGGTAGGTTGTCCTGGCCGCAAATGCCGCGCCGCATTGTGGCTCATTGAATAATCGCCGCCAAACGAATACCGCCCCAGGTAGCCACTTGTGAAATGGCTCTCCCCACCGTTGATATCGACTAGCAATAAATCATACGGTGTCTGGCCGAACAACGGCGACTGAGGATCACCTGCCCCTGGTATCCAATCGCCGTCAAGTGATACCGCTGTTGCTGGTGCTGTCCACTCTGTGAAAGTTGTATCCGAAATAGAACTTTTTACCTCGACTTTTTCAACCTCTGCATTTTCATCTATCAACAAATAGCCCTTGCCATTACCGACAAACAGCCGCGCAGTTGCTACCGTCAACGCCTCAAATCCGTCAGGATGGTTTGTCCAGTTGTTGATTGCAATTTCGGCGGCAGTTATCAGGGCCGTGATGATCGTATCATCATCGATATTCGTTTTGTCAATTCTCGCTCGCACTTCGGCGGCTGTGATATATGGCATTTTTACTCCTACACGTCCAGGTCGGTGTATTCGTGAATCCCAATGAAAAAATCAACTGTGCCGTCAATAGCATCGGCGGTTTCCTGCTTTGCTCTCGCCCATAGCAGCGTGTCGGTGGGCAATCTCGGAAATTTTATCAAAAGCGGCATAGATTTCCCGGCTGTTGGTTTTTCTGGAAAATCATACACCTCGGTATAGTCGCCGTCTCCATATCCCCCTGCGCCGGTTGCGCCCCAAGCGAATTGAATGAATAAAACTTCTTTATCTTGTGGCACATCAGTCAATAATATCCGATGCGGATCATAATGAGTAGAACCGGCAATTATTGGCGTATCGGCAGCGTCAAGTATTTCAGTCCACGCGCCAAACGTGCCCCCGTTGCCCACCGGCAGGGCATAAGGAGTCCATCCCTCAGATGCGCCCGCCAAACCCAACCAGCGTTCGCGGACGTGAAAATGGTGTTCGGTTTCCCAAGCCTCTTTTGCGCCTTTTCGCGCAAGTGCGACTACTGACGCGGTGCCAGCCGTCAACGCGCCCGTGTCTGTTTTGTTGCCCACAACATCACGCATCAAAATATTGGACGCGCTATCCGCAGGCGGTACAGCCAAATCCGCCGCTGAAACGCCGCCTGTGACTGGCAAGGGATTCGCCAAACTCACCGGCTCATCGCCAACTGACAACACTGCAAGCTGTGCAAGGGCATATACGCCTGTCGAGATTTCTTTTTGCAGCACTTTATCAGTTGCCGCAAGCTGTTGGCCTTGTTCTAATGTTTTATCTGCCATTATACCTCCACTGTTGGTACTGGATTCCCCGCAGAGACTTGCACGGTGCCGACTGCCGCAACTGCCAATATAGCTTTTGCGTATACGTCCGGCGATATTTCCACATAGAGCATTTTGTCTTTTTGTTCAAGCTGCTCATTTTGCTCTAGCTCTTTATCAGCCATTTTTCCACCACCTGTCATTTTTGAATATCCAGCCAACCTCGTCGGCAAGGTGTCCAGCGTACTTTGTCTCTTTTACAGCATCGCGTACTTGCTCCCAATTTATGAGCATTGATAGATCATCCTGAATCCCGATGCGTGATAGCCCTCTTGGCGCAATAGCAGATAAAATAAATCAGCAAACGGTGTAGCCGTCGCCCGTTTGCGCCATATCGAGCCGTGATGGATAGTCTCGCCGCGATCACAGTGTATTTCCGGGTGATTGCTCAGGCAATGCGCCAAGAACGTACCGCCGGTGCGGACATTTGCCAGGATGATGAAAGGCTTGGCTATGCGCTTTGTAGGATCATTGTCTATTTTTGGCATAGTTTTTCCATTGTGATATGCACGCTGCTTTTTGCTCTATTCAATCTTGGGACTTTGGTGTATCGCCACTTATACGGCGTGTAAAAATTGTATTCTTTGCCGCGCTCGGTGTCTGGACAAAGTAGATCAAAAACGCGCAAGCCAACGGGCCACCTGTGCGTCGGGTCGCTCCACGAAACATCGTGTTTCCAGTGTGGTAGTTTGACGTGAACGCTGCCGCCCGGCTTTAGGATGCGCCACAATTCATTCATAGATATGAGCAGGTTGTGATCGAGATGCTCTAGCACGCTGTCGGCAGCCACAAAACCAAACTCTTCATCTGCCCAGGGCCAGGGTAAAATATTCAAATCCCAAACTATATCAATTTCTAGCCTGTGCTTTGTGATGTCATGGTGTATCCATTCGTGCGTTGAGCTTTTGTGTATGCGATTTCCACAGCCAAGATTAAGCATTTTCATTTTCGCCTCTTTCTTGCCGCCGTAAATCGCCGCACCATATCCCACGCCTCCGGATCGGTTAGCCCCTTGCCCTGTGGAACTTGGCCTTTCCATCGCCGCGCCCGCCCGACAAAATGTAGCACCCCCGCGCTGCCTTCCACACCGGGTGGATATTGTTGGCCTTTGGGCGTGATTAGTGTATTCCACTCGTTGCACAGCCAGAATGTACGCAGAGGATCTGTGTAAAGTGCGCGTATCAATGCACCTTGATCGCGGCCTTTGTGTATCGCCCACTCTGAATACCACCGCTCGAAGAATCTCTTTGTCGCTGCACATCTGCGAAATGCCCACACCCCGCCGTTGATTTGCAGGCTTTCGGTTGTGCCTAGCTGATCAATGGTGGTGTGGTATTCGCGTTTGTTATTGCGCCTCTGAAAATGGTACATAGTCTCGTGCAGATGCGCATCCTTGCAGATAACGAACTCCCAGCCGTCTTGTAGAATATCAAAGTAGAATTTTGGATCTCCGCTGTGTATCTCAATATCAGCGTCCAGGTATAGCACGTATTTCCACTGCTTTGGTGCTAAATCGTATACTTTGAGCTTTGCAATTCTGCCGCCAATATCAGCATCTTTGGCCTGAATCGCTATGTGTTCATTGCCCAACGGCCTGTCCGAAACCAACGCCACAGGAAAGCCAGGCATATTTTCACGTATCGTTTCTATGGCACGTTTGGCACAGGCGCGCGCCGGTTCACCAAATGCTACCATATAAATGCCGTGATTGCCGTCTTTCAGTTTCGCGGTGTCAAGTTTTTTTCTGTCATAAAGTAGCGACTCAAACGCTATACGGTTGGCATCTGCCCACGCCTGGATGCTATGCGGGTTTGTTGCCTCTCGCAGTGCCTCGCGGTTGATGGTATCACGCTCCAAAATTGCCAACACCAACGCCTGAGATAATGACGCTTGATTGCCAGTTTGGTATCGGTATACTCCTAGCGTATCTGGTATTTGATCGTGCAGTCCCACCCCAGACGGTATCACCACCGGGCAGCCGGTCGCCATCGCTTCAAGGGTTGTCATTGGCCCGCCCTCAATTGTGGACGTGCAGACAAACACATCAAGTCCCTGATAGAATCGCGGCATTTCGGCCCATTTTCGCAATTTAGTTTCACACGGCCACCTGCGCCCACTTGCCGTAAACGTGGCGCATTTTGCAAAGCCTTTTACAAGCCGCCCGGCCAAATCTGCGCCTTTTCTGCCAGATTTGTACTGATAGCCAGCAAAACCCACAACCGGCTTGTGTCGTTTTGGCCTGTCGGCGAGTGTGAAAAAGCCTAGTTCAAGCGGCAGTGGTGGCGTGATAGTTTTGCCGTATTTTCTCAGAACTTTGGCGTACATTTGATTCATCGAAATGCGCAAGTCGGTGTCCTGCGCCACATCGTGAAACGCTTTTGCTTTGCCGCTTCCGGCCTCTTCCAAATGAGTGAACATCGTGGCTGTTGGTGTTGCTGAAAATTCAGGGTGTTGTAATCGTTCAAAATATGCAAGCCAATAGTTCAAATCGGCTGCCGGGTTCGGCTTGCGTGACAACAGCCAGCCGTTACGCTCTGCGAGGTGTCGTGCAAAGCGAGGCAATACGCGATCATCTAGGAAGTTTCGGCATACAATATTGACGTTCAACCTCTAGCCCTCCCAAATAAATGCTCAATCAACGCGCCACCATTCCAATCCCTACCGAGTAGCCAAATATTCACCGGTGCGGTACACAACGCTCTTAACAATGCGCCCTGGTCTTGTGACTTGAATTTCAACCACTCCTCGCGCCACGCTTCAAACATCGCTTTCGTTTCTGGCGACTTGCGAAAAAAGAAAACGCCTGCTTGTAATTGTAGCACTTCATTCGTACAAGCCACCTCAATGGTTTCGCGCTTGTCCTCTTCTGTGCAGTGCCATAGTAGGCGGCTGTGCTGATTCTTGCTTGCCGTCATTACCACGTCCCAGCTGTCCTGTAAATTCTCAAATCCTGCCGATATGTCGCCACGAACACGGGTATCAGCATCTAGGTACAGCGTATAATTGAATGGAGTCCACAAGTCCATTGTTACTTTTGCCCAGCGTGATTTTTGCATATCAGTCAAGCCCTCGTCAAGCCCTGCAAATTCTTTCGGTAGGTGTGGGGCAAAGTCGTCAAATAGAAATGTGTCGATGGTTGAGTGTTCGCGCAATGCTGCAATGGCGAGCGCGGCCTGCTGTCTGGCACGATTCCCAAAAGCGATAAAACACACGCCTCTTGTCATCTGGCCCGCCTGCCCTTCCAAGTGGTGGGTAATGCGCATATCACAAGCCGTGATTGATACAAAGCCCTCATAAAAGCCAGCTTATCGTCTCCGCTTTGCCGTTCACTTTTCCATAGTTCCAAAAACGAGGTTGTCTGCGGGCATCGCCGCACATATACCAGCCGTGTATCGTAAATAGGAACACGCAGATCGTGAATAACACTTTTTGTGCATGCACGCTCCCCCTCATTTCCTACATCTCGCGCCAACTGCTGATAATTCCACAATGGCGCGGCTATCTGCCAGCCCGTTGTCAGTCGGTGAAATCCTACTACCGATAAATCGAGTCTCAACGGGCAAGCAGAATCATAAAGCAAAGTTTGGGGGAACTCTAGGCGCAAATCACCGCCGACAACGGACAGGCCAGGGAAATGAGAATGTACGTGGCTCGACACCTGTCCAGCGTCACCACGATACACCACAATCCCGCAGTTGTCCAAGTCGGCGATAATCTCTTTTTTGATGTCAGATCGCGGCACTTCTGCGCTACCATCGGCGAGCCACTGCTTGGCCTGCATTTTGCCAGTTTCCACCCAGTCACCCGCAAGATAGTGCGTGCCTGTGCCGCCCTCAAATACAATCTTTGGCGTTTTGAGTTGCACCCAAACTTTGCCCATTTACGGTATGATCTCCGTCCAGTCCGTGACTGGTACAGGATTGTAACGAGATGTGATACCCCACAAAATCAGGCTATATACCACAACATCAACACCTACTACTGGATTGACGCGGACGAATGAAAATCCGCCATTCACATCCAGTTCCTCAGTGCGCAGTTCAATCGCCACCAAGTCATCGCCATCACCGCCTGTCTGTGCAAGCTGCGTGATCGCCTTTCCAGCGATAGCCTTCGCGCCAGTTCCGGCCACATCGGTCGCTTGCTGCAACGCAGCATCAAGTGTTGCGCCCTGTTGCATTCCGCCAACATTCAGAACCAAAATGGCGCGGTGGTATCGCTCCATATTCACCCAGCCAGTGGGGTGCGCCCCAGCCGCATAACCATCCGGGGCCTGAACAGCAAGAGGCACATGTACCTCTGTAAATCTTTCTGTATAACTTCCAGACATCGCATCCTCCTTTTAGGTCACTATTTCGCTGTCCAGGACAACAAAAGGTGAAATTGTAGTCGTGCCATCAGCCAGGGTAATTACCGTTGAAAGCCAGGGCTGTCCGTCCACGCGGTGAACGGCTCGCCACGCGGTCAGGTCATAGCGGAAGCGATAGTGCTGCGAGCTATCAATGGTTGTCATTTGGCGGTCACCCACCAAATAATAACGCCAGTCAGCCAGCAAAACATCACCACGAGTGCCCAATACCGGCAGCTTTTCAGTCCAGTGGATCGGGAATCCAAACAGGTTCATTGGCATGCCCTCGCGGGCATTATCAATAAACACATAGCTCGGATTTCCCGCTGGGCCGTTCAGCCCCAAGATTTGTGGAATCAAACCGCGATTGATGTGCCAGATCGGACGTTCGCCGTGATGTGCGGCCAACATATCAAATAAGTCCCCGATAGCAACTGCGCCAGCACCAAGTCGTGGTACTCGAACAGTAGCCGCGTGATCGATAACTCCATCCGGCTGTCCTGCACCAGTGCCGCGCAAAAACGTGTATTCCTCTTCCCACTCAATTGCACCGCCCCAGCCCATCGGGCCAGATAGCACCGCCACCAAGCCCACAGCTTCATCATCAAGCAATTCGTCCGACGCCTCGGTGTAGCATACCAGTTTGTGAGCTACAAGCGCAATCTGTCGGAAAGCGGGTTGTGTTTCGTCTTTTTCGGTGGCTTCTTCTGTCCAGGTCGCCACGATGCCGCCGTGCATACGGGTTTGTCCTCCGGTTGTGCCGGTCTGGTCAAGCGTCGGGATAACCACCTGTCGGCGACGCATTGGAATAATGGTCGCACGTTGCCGGATCGGGTTTGTTTCGTAGGCGATTGCTAAAAGCTCCTCGCGGAACTCTGGCGGCACAAGGAAACCGCCAGACGCACCGACGCTTTCTACAAGGTCTTTGCGATGTGACTTTTGTGCTACCCACACTCGCTCTTTTGTGTCTTTTTCGGCGGGATCGGTGAATGGTTCGCTGTCGGTGAAATAAGGATGAATGTTTTTTGCACGAGGCTTGTAGTATTTATAGTTCTCTACCAGATAATGCCCAAGCCCGCGAAAGTTCTGCATTGTTCTTTCGGTAGACTTGCCGTCAGGCGGCGCGTACACCTCGGCCAATGCCTTTTCCATATCACGCAGTTTCGCCGATTCTGTGCGCAGACGCATACCCTCTTTTAGAAGGCTGTTACGCTGGTCAACGTCCTCGGCTGAAAAGTCCTTTTTCATTTGAAGCCCTTTTGCCTCGTTCAGCATTTTCGTGCCTTCGGCAAAGAGTTCTTTAGCTGTTTTCATTTTATTGTACCTCCTCAAAGGTTTGTTTTAAATATTGATCTATGTCAACCAACGGCGGCTGCGCATCGGTGGGTGGGGATTCCCCCGGCCCGGCCTCGCTGTCGTGTTGGTGAGTTTCTTTTTTTTGTGGTTCTGTGCCCGCGCTTGCGCCTTCCGGTTCGCTCTCTTGCTCCACCTGCGCACTTGGCAATATTGATTCTAGCTGTTCTAGTTGCGCCTGCACGCTGTCGATAATGGAACGCATACGCGCCTCGTTGCGGGCAGATATGGCGCGGCCCGCTTTCGGTTTGTCTTTTTCTTTCACCAGCGTGGTACTGGTGGCCTCGTTCATTCCAAAAATAACAGGCGACACCTCGTATAATTTAATTGTGCCGATATTGCGGACTATGATTTTTTGATTGTCTTTAGTTTCTTCTACGTGCGAGGTGTCGAAAGCGTCATAGGCGAATGACCATTCGGTGACAAGACCGCCCTTGATGCGCTTAAAAGCTGCCGCGCTTCGGTCATCGTCTAGCATAAATTGAGCGGTGATTTCTGCGCCGCCGGTGGCATTGGGGAACGCCTCAAGTGTTTTTGCTGGCAATTCCACGCGCCCGACTTCGCGCAAAGCAATAGTTTTTGCTATGGCATCGTTTACAGAGTTCGTATTGTGGTTATCAAGCACGCGCACCTTATGCCCACGCTCTGTTATGGTTTTGGCAAACGCACCCGACTTGATACGGTCGTTGCCCTGGTCGATGTTGCCAGTCACGGCAAAAATGGCCTTGACTATGCCCTGCTCCTCATCGGCCTCGGTGATGATTGCCTCAAATGTTTTTCGCTCTCTGGTCATATTGTCTCCTCAAATCAACATTCAAAAGTCTTTTATGCCCTGATAAACTACCGGCTAGGGCTGTTATATCGCCTACCTTTAGCCTCAGTTCATTGTACCACATTTCGCGTGTCCATTGCAAGTGTTTTACCACGACGGTTCACTGCTCACCTCCGGCTCTTCATCTTCATTTTGCCAAGTTGCAATGAACTTTGTCCCACTGCCCCCAGGCCTCCATTCGCCTTTTACCATTTCCTGCCTGTATTCGTCGCCAACTTTCACCACCGCGCCCGATTTGCGCCAGCCTTGCAATTGCATTTGTGCTATAGCTACGTCGAGATAGGATAGGGTGGGTCGGGTTATGGTTTTTGTTTTCATTATTCATCCTCCTCAAAAACAACCGGCGCAACACTACACCGGCACTGTGCTATTTCTTTTACATGTGCGCCAAGCGAACCATCCAGCGGGTACATCATTTGTTGCCCACCGACTATAAACGGCTCGTCAAGCGGTATCGGGCCAGGATTGCCACCCTCGATATATTGCGCACCGGCCCGGATGTGAGTTGGCCTGGTGCGATTGTCATTGGTAGATAGCCACTCCTTCAACTCCACCACTTCCCAAGCCTTGAATAGCTCAAATGAACCGGCATTTGCGGCCTTCATTGTCTCTGTTCTGGCGATATTCTCAAGCCTGAATCGAGGCAGGCGTTCCATAAACCACGCCTTTTCCTTGTCGCTCAGTCGCATGCCGTCAACAGAGAAACCCTCTGTAGTGTATCGCTCAAAATTCAAACTAAGCTGCCGCCGCATCTCGTCAACTGTCCAGCCGTTTGCATCAGCCTGCTCTAGCAGTTTCGCCAAGTCAATTCTTGTGGTATCGAGTATACCATCACTGAAAACGTCCAGGTATTTGTCGAACCACTGCTTGAAAAACTCTTCCTCATCCTCTAGTACCTCCGGCACAAATAAATTTCTCACATCAAATTGGATGCCCATTTCGGTATTCCAATTTTCGGCGGTATCAGTCATCACCCCTTGAATCACCGGCGTAAACTCTGTTTTCCAATTTTCGGGGGCGCCATTTTTAATGTACTCGTCCCAATCAATCTTGATTTGTGTCCAGTTAATTGTAGCTTTCTGTGATAGGCTGCGCTGTTTGGCTCGATTGAGTATCGCCAGCAGATTCCGCTCATCAACGTTGAAAGCCAATTGTGTTGCGCTTTGGCCTTCACTCTCCCATTCTTGGGCGGTATCATCTATAGCCTTCCAAGCTGCCTCCCGCCGTTCACCGACTAGCGAACGACTTTTTTTTTACGAAATGGTATAATATCTTTTCGGGTATCTTCGTCAACACTCGCGGGTGACTGCACAGTAGGGGTAATAGTAGATCCTGCGGGCAGAAATGCGCCGGAAATATAGCCAATATCGCCGCCAGGAATAGGCGGTATCTGGATACCAACCTGAGAGAAAGCCATATTCGCCGGCGTTCCCATTTGCCACATTTTGAAGGCCGCGTCCGTCTGCTCGATAATGTCGCCTTGCAGGATTGCCACCGCGCTCAAGTCATTTTGTACGAATACGCCGCGTTCTGGCTGATTCAAAAAGTATTGATCTTCGATTTCAAATAGTTTTAGCTCTGGCAACAGGGTATCAGTCCAGAACGCCTTTTGCGCCTGTTCATAGTTTGAGTAGGTTGAGCGATTCAGCCCCAGCCGTGAACCAATGAGGATAAGTGGCACGCCAAACGGCATTACAATACGCGATTCGTTGCGCTTATCTATTCCCTCGAATCCCATCTCGTCAAAGTTGCTAGATAGTTTCTTGATTTCAACGCCGTGATCCAGTACCATCGGCTCAAACCAGCCCTCAATACCGCTATACAATTCTTTCCATCGTTCTTTCAGCCGTGCAGCAATTGGATCGTTCAATGAGTTCTTGGAAACCAACGCCAACATTGGCATCATTCCCCTATCAAAAAAGCTCTTGAGGAAATATGTCACCCGATTATCAACGTCTGTGTTTCGACCTCCTGGTGCAAGTGGCGATAATCCATACCCCATACCTTCAAGTGGATCGCCTGGATTTGGTAATTTAACGTGTGCCATATCGTCAGGTGTAATCAAAAACGCCTTGCCTTCGTCTATGCGTGCCAGCTTGTCCGGCGTATCTAGTTTCGCAAATGCGCTCGTGCCTTCTGGCGTGTAAATATAGCCAATCACCGTGAAAACACCGTCAACTTTTCCAGGCAAAATGAAAACGCGGTCAGGTCGCATATTATAAATTGCCTCAATCTCGCCGCCCGCGCCACGTGACATAAATGAATAGTTATTGCCGGACAGGTTCAAGTACACAATGCGCTGCATAAGAAATTCAATCCAGGACTGGTGTCTGTTCGGCCTTGCAACAAGCATCGAAAGCGGATCGTCTGGCGGCAGTGGTTCAGGATTGTTGACATCGCCGGTGTATGCTCGCAGCAGGACGGTAGACGCTGCGCGTGCTTTGTACATTATGGCAGCATAAATCAGGGCGTTGAGGGAAAAGCCCTCACGCACAAAAGCATCATAATTCGTCATGTTCCACTGCGGTTTGCCAGTTCTCCACGACGGCCAGAAGAACGGGCTGCTTGTTGGTGGTGCTGCTTTGAATAGGTTTTTAAGTCGTTGTATTATTGTCATTGTTTTTTTCCTACCACACTCCCACTCCACTCCCCACAGCCACCAATGCCAAAGCCCCAGCCGCTATGCTGTCGGGCAAATGCCCGCTACCGTAAACGTCATCAACCGATGTGTACAAATGTTCGCCGTGCATAAAATCGATATGAGGTGATACGATTTCACCGCGCTCTATAGCTGATATGTAATTAGAGAGCATATCGCTACGTTTTCGTCCTGCCATAATCACGCCCTCGCTGTCAGCCCACATATAATCACCGATCACGTCACCCAGCCCTGTTTGATCGTGGGCTGATTGTCCGCTGTAAGTCTCGATTCTCTTGGTGTACTTGCCCACCATCACCGGCCAGGGTAGCCGCCCGCATCGTTCAAACGCCACTACTCGATAGGGATCGCAATCGGTGCGCAGGGTGATAATCACCGTCCAGTCCTGTTTTTTGGCCCAATCTGCACCAGTCGCATATTGTGCGTTCTCTTGTGGCGGTTCTGCGATTATCAATTCTCCGTTGTAGCCTGCATACTCGCCAAGTTCGCGCTTGAACATTTGCTTTACTTTTTCTGGTGCAATGGCTCGGCTTTCTGGTGATGGGTCTTGCAGATCGTATTCTGCCTCCCACATTGCAGCGGTTACATCTTTGCGTTTGGCCTCTACTTCTTGCGGCGTTAGCCACCCGCCAGGCTGCGCGCTTGTCTCCTTATAGCACCATATTTTTGTATCCCACCCCTTTTCCTTAGCACGTTTTAGAATCTCTGTCATCGTGCCGTTGGCGTATTGATGAGTAGAACTGGCTACCGTCTGCTGCGGTATCAATACCCCGTCTCGCGTTTTGCTCATCGGCTGCCCCATCGCCGCGTCAAAAATGGTTATGTCCATTTCGTCAATCTCGTCAAGTCGTAATTTTTGCGGGTGTGGGCCCCGCACACTACGCATAGATGCCGCCAAAGAGCGAATCGTGTTGCCGGTTGTCAGCACCGTCTCGTGTTTGTATGGCTCACTAGCCAACAAATGAGAGGGCGCGGACTTTCGCGCCCAATGCTCGATGTTGTATTTTAGCACGTTATCAGACTGCTCACCAGAACCACCAAGTATGTTTACATCGGCCCTGAGCGTTACCGCCTCAGTCAATCCCAAGAGTGCCAAAAGATAAGACTTGCCCCCAAAGCCCCGTGACGCTTTCCACACCGACACGGTATTTCTTGCAAAATAAGCGTCGGCAAAAGCCCGCCAGGGTGTGGTGTGATTTGGGCACACTTGTACGTCGGGAATAGTTGCGCCCCAGGCTGCTTTTACAAATGCTTTCAATGTTGACTCTTTGGTGATTGGCAGCGTGAAGCGGTGCTCAGTCGGCATCGTTGTACTCGATTATGACTAATGTGTTTTTGGGTATCAAGTCTTTGCCTTCCGCGCCGGTGATTTCTTGGCGTTCAGTATAGCCGCGATCTTTACCTTTTGTCGCCAGTCGGTATTTGATAGCGGGCCAGTGTTCCGCGTTTATCATCTGCAAGAATTTGGATTCGGCCAAGTCGGTTGCTTCTTGATCGGCTTGATCTAGGGCGCGTTGAACCGTGATATATTTTTTGGCATAGTTGCAAATGGTTTCCCTGCTGCAATGCAATTTTTTGGCAACAACGGCCTTTATGCCGCCCGTGCCTTTGCAAGCCTCTATAATTTGCTCTGCTGTGAATTTCTGCGGTTTAGTCATATTTTGTAAATTCTGTCAATATATCCCAAATTATATCCCAAATTTTATCCCAAAAGGGCGCAGTTAAGGCCCATATCTGATAATCTCTTGACATTCCGCATACTATGGTATATAATATGTGGAAAGGAGAGACATAAATGAAACAAGACTACACGATGATTAGAAATTGCAAATCTTGCGGAAAACCATTCAAAATTACAAGCTCCAAAAACATACACTGCCTGCCCTGCCGTACCAGTCACTGCGCTGTATGTGGCAAAAAGATTATAAAAAGCCTCACTGACACAAGAGTAACCTGTGTCCAGTGTCGAGGCAAAGCCAGATTGCCGCCAATTCTTACGTGCAACTATTGCGGAAAGAAATTTCCACAGAGAGGAGGCGTCTTTACTAAATATTGTGGCAATGAGTGCCGGTATACAGCCGCAAGAAAAATACACACTTTCCCGAATCACAGAACGTATGAATATAAAAAATGGAGACGGATTGTCTTTAAGAGAGATGATTATAAATGCCAGCACTGCGGCAGCGAAAAAAGCCTCCACGCCCACCACGTCAAAACAATGAGAGAATACCCCTCCCTTGCCTATGTCGCAGAAAACGGAATTACTCTTTGTTGGGCTTGCCATACCATAGCGCACGGCGAGAGACCTATGAATCCGATTGGTGCAAAAAAGCTCAAGTGCGCCGCTTGCGGAAAAACTATCACAGGCAGGGGTAAAACTCCCTACTGCCGAAGCTGCGCTTTGCGCAAGTCTGAAAAGGTAAAAAAAGCTAGGTCTTTGCGTAATCGTGGCAAAAACGGTCAATTTATTTAACCTCCAAAAGAGTACATTCTAACCCCATTCCAGAAAGCCGTTCAAGGCAAACTGAAACATACTTCTCTGCGATTTCCATTCCGTAACCGGTGCGGTTGGTTTGCTCGCAGGCTATCAATACGCTTCCGCTTCCAAGAAACAAATCAAGCACGTTCTCGCCGCGCTTGCTAGAATTTTGCACAAGTCTTTTTAGAAGATCAACAGGTTTCATTGTGGGGTGCAAATCGCTTTTGTGCGGCTTTGGAAACTCTAGCACCGATGTCTGAAAATCTCCATAGAAATGATGGCCGCCTTTTTTCCAAGCATACAATATCGGCTCGTGTTTGTAGGCATAATCAACACGCCCTAAAACGTGGTTGTTTTTAACCCATATCAACTCGTGGCGCGGCTCAATTCCCGCACCGTCCATCATCATCATCATCATCATCTGGTCGCCGCCTTGCGGCATAAAACAATAAACAACCGCACCCGGCGACATATTCTCCGACATCTGAAAAAATGAATCTTTCCACATTTTTTGTATTTTTGCTTTGTCGCCTTTTTCTAGCTTGTCGCCAATTATATCTGTTTGGATGTGGCTGCCCTTGCCAGCCACATTAAGGAATTTATTCTTGTCGGCATAATCCACGCCGTAAGGTGGATCAAGCACTGCAAGCCGGACGACCTCTCCCTCCATCAGCCGCCCCACATCTTCCGCGCTCGTAGAATCCCCACACATAATTCTGTGCCGTCCAGCCGTCCATATCTGGCCTCTTTCAACCCCCCACTTTTCCAACAACACTTCAGCCTTATCAACCTGTGCGCCTGGATCGGGTTTCTCCTCATCGCTTGGGAACATCTCGTCTATTTCAATATCGGTAAACAGCCCCGACAGGTCCAGCCCCTCCCCAATATCAATCTGCAACTCTTCCAAGTCAAGCTCGAACCCAACCTCACTCACCCGGTTATCAGCATACGCCATTAACCGTGCCTCTTCATCGGTTGTCAAGTCCAAATCGGTTCGCTTCACCGCTACAAGTTTTGTGCCGTCTGTCTCGACAATGATCACATCGTCAAGCCCGATAGCCCCCGCCGCCTCTGCGGTTTTGTTCCCTGCAATGATGCGGCCTTCTTTATCAATGAGAATTGAACGCCCGGCTCCCAAGTTGCGCAGGGAATAGTCTAGCATATACGTTCCGCGCTCTGTGCCAGCATTGGCGTTGCGGCTGTCTGGTATCAAACTTGATAATTTCGCTTGTTCTATTTTTTCACTCATACCAACCTCACCACGACGGATGCTGACTTGCCAGATAACCAATGCCCAGCACCACGATAATCACACAAATTGCTAAAAGCCCCCGGTTCATAATTTCCCCCACCAAACACTTTTATCCACTGCCCACCAATCCAACACCGCCGACAGCCCCGCCAACCCCAACCCCTCGTACATTTCCCGACTCATATCCAAAACGATAGGATAACACCCGGTAGCCTGCTCGACACAATGCCCTGCGAAATAGCCAGTATCCAAAATTACGGCCCTGAATCGTTTGCTGTTTGCGCTGCCTGTTACGATGTGGTGCAGCAGGTGAACTTGCCCAGCGTCTACCGCCACGAATGGCACATTAATTTCATCGTACCAATATCCTGAGCGGGTGACATTGCCTGAATAATGATACCACGTGGCTACCTCTGGCCCTTGCGCCTGGGCGGGCGTGCAGAGAATTAGACTAATCAGGATTAGAATAGCCCACCTCACCCGGCGCAGCGGGAGAACCGCGCCGGGCTTGGGGAGAAACGTGAATGGATTAGTCATTTTGTATTTCATCTATCAGCATCTGTGTTGTACCGCTCGCTACTGTAATTTTGTCTATCATTCTCATCGCAACCTCTTGCGTATGTTCAAGCGTGGCACGCAATGCCGTCAAACTCTTTTTGAGCGTTGGCGCATCCGGCAAATCTTGTACGTTCAAATCCCGCACAACACCTACCGGGCTGCGTATCAAAATCAATGCGGTTTGTACGCCAGTTCTGAGCTCACTACCGGTTTGCTCTAGTTCGGAAATGGACTGTTGGAGCAATTCGATTAGATCTGTCATTTTTTGCCAGCTTCGAGATACGTACCTAGTGCTACACCCGCCCCCACTCCGCCACCCGCCAGCAATGATGCTACAAAAAAACTCGCTGCGTCTTCTCTTGTATTGCCCATCGCCAAAAATATGAACGCGCCAACGATAGAACAAATCAAATGCCCGGCGGTATAACAGGCTATACGGGCTGTTGGTGTGTCGAATGGCCTGATTATTGGCTCTCTGAATTGGTGCCCTATGATTCCGGCAACGACACCGCCGGCTATTGTGATTGGTACTTTAATCACTTTTACGCCTCCCATAGCCCAATTCCCCCCGCGTGAGTTCGTGTTGCGCGTCTATTTTTTTCAGTATATCAGACTGCCCTTTGTGCAATTGAAAGAAATTCTCAATGCTCTCCTCAAAATGTTTGCGCTGCCCAGCGCCCTGCGCCTCCAAATACCTCACGGTGGCATCGGCCATCTGCGATACACTGCGCATCATTTCCACCATTTGAGCGTTTCTGATTTCGCGCGTCTGTTCTCTGCGTTCTCGGCGAGTAACGTCTCGCCACACCCCCCAAAGCAAAAGCCCCGCTGCGAGCAATGCTATAACGAGGGTGATGATTTGGAATAGTGACATTGACTAGTTCAACTTTATAGGCTCTTTGGTGACAAATCTCAAAATGATACCAACAATCGCCACGACTGCCCCCGTAATCTCTAATTGTTCGGCGGTCGGCTCAAATCCACCAAAACCAAAAACGCCAGCTATAGATACAAGCAGCGTTAAAAGAAAAAACCAGAATGTTTTAGACTCCCAAAACTTTTTTGCGTCCATATTTCCTCCATTTCTATTCAGCCCCACCCCACGAGTTGTGTCGCCAGCCCTGATTTTGCAGAGTGTGAGGCGGGGCGTAAATCTAGTATATCACAAACGGAATCGAAAATCAAGATAGTGGACATAAAACACAAACCCGCCTGTGTCTACTCAGGCGGGCCGTGCTTTGCGCATTTTGAAAAGGAGTATTCAAATGTCCAACATAACCAAAAACAGAAATTGACAGGAAAGCAATTAGAACCTGTCACCTACATAGTATCATTTTTGGGAGGGGTTGTCAAGAGTAATTCAGCTTTGATTTGGTTGGAGCGAGTGCCAGCCGCCACGCTTGGTATATTCTGCACGTAGCGACTCCTCCCAGATTTCAAAATCCTTCCAGTTTTTTGTGTAGATCACCTCCCCATATTTCACAGTCGGCGGTTCTGGCTTCCAATTTGCGCCAAGATAACGCGATATCTTAAATTGTCCGCTTTCTGGATTTGCACCCACCACAATGTAAACCGGAGCTAGATTCATCCATTCATTATATTGTATCGCCTCTGAAAACGTCACTTTGTCACCTGAATCTTTATAATCTAAGTACGCAACTGTTCCCGGTGGTTTTTTGCTAATTAAACACAAGTCGCCGTCGGTGGCATAAAAATACTTGTTTATGCTTTTGTGCATACGCTTAAAAACATCGTGCTTTTTTGAACCTTCTAAATTTCTAAGTTTTTCGTCCATCCATTCTCCTTTTTTGCCCGCTCAAGATATTCCTTTGAAATGTCAACGCCAACCGCATCATAATCAAACATCAGCGCAGCTTGCAATGTCGTGCAACTGCCTGCAAATGGATCGAGTACTGTCACCCCCTCGCGCCCGACTGCGTCAAGACATTTTCTAGGCAATTCGCCACAAAATGGAGCGGGGTGCCAAGTCCCTGCCACCGGCCCGTGAAACTTCCATATCGTGGGCATTCCAACCGGCCGATCTGGTAACGTTGGCTTGCCCTTTGTCATCCAATAAATGCGCTCATCGTGGGGCCAGAACAAAGATGCGCTGTGGTTGTGCGTGCTGCCTCTGTCCCAAATGATTTCTTGACGTATTATCCACTGGTTGCCCTTGTCGAGTAGCCATTCAAAAGGAGAAATAACGCGGCCGTTTTTGTTTCTGTTTTTGTGGTTGTAGAACAAAGACGCGCCGGGTTTGGCGACTCTGTACATTTCTTTCAGGCAAGCGATTTGCCACGATTGGTACTCAAGTTCTTTCATATCATCTATATATCCAATCCCGTCACCTCTGGGCGTTCTACCGTCGCCGCCCATAGGCCAGCTTGACGCGCCCAAGTTGTATGGGGGGCTGGTAATGATAATGTCGATTGTCTCGCTTTTTACTTGGGGCATTGCGTGGGCTTTGGCAACTATTATGCGTGGGCTTTTTGTGGCAGGTGTTGGGGTTGGGCGTGGCTTTTCTTTTCTGATTTCTCTCTTAGCTGCCTTGATTGTCTTTTCGCCAGTAGCCACCGCTACCACCAACGCCGGATCGCTTTCTGCGAGCTTCGCCGTCTCTTTGACTTCTTTTTTAGTCATGCGCACTTCGGCGGAAAGAATAGCGTCCCGTGCCTTTTTTCCGGCCACCTCTTTTATCTTGTCAACCGCTTTGGCATATTCCGCATCTCGTTTGACTGTGGGTGCTGAAACGCCGGTTTCTTTGGCTATGCGCTGGGCTGTTGGGAGTGGCAAAAGATCATTTTGATCTTTTGCCAAATATTGGTTTCCCCTATTGCCGCCTTGCTGGAGCTTCTCCAATTCATACTGCTTGCCCCGACAATACGACAGATATTGAGGGGTGTTATTTCTGCGAGCTTGCTGGTTTCGATACATCCAAATTTTAACCGATATTCTATCGGGCAAGTCAAGGTTGACGGTTTTGTATTCTAGGTTGTGTTTTTCTGCAATTCCAAAGCGATTATGCCCGTCAACTAGCAAGCCACGCCAAACCACAAGGGGATCGCGTATGCCCTCAAACAGTATGCTTTTCTCAAGTAGACTGTATTCTTCTGTTGTTAGCGTTCTCAATAAATCTTGAAATTCTGGATCAATCTTTGGTATCATTTCAGCCTATCCATTCCGACAAAACATCATATAGTTCGCCGTCGCTTTTTGCTGGATTTTCTGCCAGTTCTTTTTGTGCGCCAGCTATTCCGTCTTTCAATTCTTGCACTGTTCGCACTTCAAGACAGTCCTCTCCCAAAACCGTGCGCATAAAAATGAAAAGCCCGTTTCTTGTTTCGGCATGTATAATTCCGCCAAAGTCGCCGCCAAAACATTCATCAATTACAGATTCTTCTTCTCCCGTCAAAATAGGCGGCGTTTTTATCGCCTTCAACTTTTCTGCCGGCGAATCAACCTCTTTAATTCTGCCTTGCTTGAACTCCCTAGACGGGTAATACTCATACTTTTGGAACGCCTCTTTTGTGTAGCGCAGCGACTCGAAAAGAATGCCCCATTCTGATTCTGTTATTTCCATAATTCCCTCCATAAAAAATAGCTCTCTCGGCCTTTCGTGTCGATGAACCTGCTAAAGACACAATGACACAAAAAGCCGAGAAAGCTATATTTCTAGTGTGTCTTTAGCTTCTCTATTGTACCACGCTGGAATAGGCAAGTCAAGACGCTCCCCAACAGAAAAACCCGCCTCAGTGCTGAGGCGGGTAAGATTATACTACATTTTTTGGCTTGCCTCACCTCCACAAAAGAGGCGTTACAAACTCAAATTATAGACTGAACTGCTTATACTCGCCGCCTGCCTTCCTAGAGAGTAGCCCAACCATAGAAATAGGATTCTATTTGGTATTCTCTATCAATCACTATGAGACTGATAAAATGTGGATATATTTGCCGACATACAATCGGCTATCTCAACCCGCCTCATTCCCCCATCTCACTGGTGAATTTTGGCGGGGTTGTGATTCACTTAATTTCGCTCCGCGCCTGAAACCCAAGCCTAAACAACCCAGGCTTCCAGTGCGGGGGTGTCCATCCGATCAACATTGAGCTTTGCGACTGCCACCAAGACACAAGATTCGCCTCGGCGGGTATCGGCTTTATCAATTTTCCATCT